ATTCTAGCGGGAAAACTTCCTTAGTTGTCCAAAATATTAATTGCCTACATTCCATATTTTTGAATGGGTCTAGAATTCCATCATAATATTTATATTCATCTGCCAGCCAATCTGGATAAGGCGGGTCCGTCACGACGGCATCGACCTTGCCTAGCGTCGGCATAATCTCAAGACAATCCCCCAGATACAGGGTGGCGTTTCCGATTACCTCCTTCATGCGTTAGCCTCTTTCGGCCAGATAAGACTGTTCTGAAATATCAATCATTTCAATTCTTGCAAACGTCTTGACATTATCTTTCCCTCGATTGCGGCTACCGCTTCCTTGGCGTAACCTGACCGCCAATCAAGTTCTTCCTCTAACTCAGCCCATGAAGGGAAAAATTTATACCGGCCTGGTGCCATTCCTAGAACTTCCAAAGCGACATCTCTGGGGTACTCCCTAAATTTCTCCGCGTAACTCTCCATCATTATTCGTATGTCGTTTTTGCCTTCATTTCTGGTTTTAGTCAGAGATCTTAATTTCAATAGTTCTCCAGCTATCTCCTTGTCACTCGCAGGGATCAGCGACGATTTTATTTCTTCAAGAGCCTTGTTAAGTTCAGCCATCGTCACCTTGCGGTTAAATTTAAATCCCTGAAAATCAAAATCAGGAGACAGCCTCTCTTCGAGAAACGAAATCTCTATACGCTTCCGCTGCGTTGGAAGATTGGTTTGAGTTGGTTGCGTAGTCAGTTGGTTCGTCATTCCACCGTTCTCCGTTTAACCATGTTGATGCGTGGGGGATCATTTTAGGGTCTGGGTTAAAATTATATTTCATCAGACCGTGTAAAATTTCTTGAGGCGTAAATTTTTGAATTGCTTTTAGGTAAGCCTTCTCTGAAGCCTTTTTAGAGACCTTCCTTGGGTACTGATTCCAGAATTCTTCAAAACATTTTTCTTTATATATTTCTTTTCTTTCTAACTCTAACTCTAACTCTGACTCTAATATGGGCAAGTTTTTTCCTAGCGTTCGCTTGCCGTTCGCTACAGCAGTTTCTTTTCTTTTCAATGATTTAGCTATCCCACCCAGACTCGCGTTTAATTTATTTTTTTCTCTTTTTTCCTCACTTTCCTGCAGTTCTTTTGCCAATCTTTTGTTAAAAAACGTCCCATTTTTGAGATCAAAATATTGCTCAAGTTCTATTTTTACCTTTTTCCATTGACCTTTTGTAAGTCTTAAAAGTCGAGCCATCTCCGTGTCGTTGTCCCTGAAAAACGATTTTTTACTCCAGGTATGGGCAAGAATATCAATGTAACAACCCTTCGCCGTGGGGCTTATAGTGGCAGTATCGACAAGCCAGTCATTCGTATAAAATTTAAAGTAAGGAAGGGTACTCACAGAAATTCTCCCCTGATTTCCTGCGCCTTATCCCACCATTCGGGATTGGTATCCTCCCATTCCTTAACCCGCTTAACGCCGTGCATGACGGAGGTATGGTCAACGTTGTAAACCCTGCCGATTTCGGGAAGACTACTGTATGTGACCTCGGTGGAAATCCACCAGGCTATGAAGCGCGGCCAGCTAATATTTCTGTTGCGCTGACGACCGCACATCTGTTTTTTCGTTAAATTAAACTCTTGCTGAACAACCCGCCTGACCGATTTCAACGGCTCGTGTACCCGTGGATATTTAAACTTAATCCCAAAATAATTTGCCGCGTCCTTCTCACTGAAGATTGTCATTGTTTCCTCCCTGCCTCATAACTTTTTTTATATGTTCATCACAAAATGCAAAACTCCGGTTTAAACTAATCGGGGCGTGACAGAATTCATCTTCCAGCCACTGGCAGAATTTAAAATCCCCCCTTTTTTCCCAGTCGCCTTTTTTTTCATAAGGTCGTACCGGCACCTCCCATGAACTTTTTAATTTCCTTCTCATGCCCATGCGGGAGAGCTTGCCCGCAACCATGCAGCGGTTCATTCCGATTTTGTTGCCAATCTCCCTGAAGGTCAGACCGGACTTCCAGAGGGATACCAGCCTGGATTCCATTTCCTTTGACCACTTCATAAATATTCCTTCACCACCAGTCTGGAATGTCTCGTATGATGACTCTTCTTTTCATTGGCCAACTTGAACCCTTCGGGGATTTCCTCGTTGTGACCTACCCATCGGTATTCAAGAGTCCACTCGTCCTCTTCGAGACCGTCGCAGCAATGCGTATGACCAGCGTGACAGCCTTCATAGTCGCAGGGGTATAATTGATTTGGGTTCGTTTCCGTTGAGGCAAAGGCCAGAAGCCGACCCGGAATCATTGCGGCACCTTCACATTTGGGGCAGTTCATGCTCTCACCTCGCGGATTTCAACTCCGTGGAGAGCCTCCACAAGTTTCTTCTTGAGCCTGTAGACCTGAGTCCTGAACCCCTTTACGTCTTCAACAATGTATTTGTCGTCGGGCGAAAACTCCTCATCCCTGATCCAGTAGTCAAAATCCGCCCTGTATGTGCAGATTTTCTGGCCGTTCACTACACAGTCGAATTCAGTCTGTAATCTCAGATCAGAAATCTCATTGGCTTTTTCAAGCAGATTTAATTCTGCATACCGACGGGCTTCAGCTTTGGAATCGAACACGATCCCGTCCACCTCAGTTTTAATGTTTCTGTATTTCGACATTTAAAATTGCTTGCCCGATAAGGGTTGCGATTTGAGGCACGATTGCATTTCCGATTGCTTTGAGACGGGCGGGTCTATCGGGGATTCCGACTCCGACTCTGGAGATGTCAGGCTCGACCATCCAATTGGGTAACCCATCAAGTAAGTCTCGACCCAGGATGGATTTAACTGTCCAGTAACCTGGTTTCGGAGATCGCTCGAGCGGTTCTTGCCGCCAGTTGATCCCTGCCCGTATGCTGCTGTCGGTGTCGGCCACAATCGTCTGTCCCGCACCTCCTGGGCCAAATGTATCTGCCGACCTTCCTGCTTGTGACGATAGCTTGTCTCGATCGTATAGCACTCTGCCCGGTCCTCGTTGGCGTTGGGAGTTTGCCACGATCCAGACCCGTTCTCTAAGGTGTGGGCATCCAACATCTTTCGCCGATATGACCTCCCATTCCGCATCAAACCCGATTTCGGCCAGGTCTCCGAGAACCTTGCCAAACCATCCCCCTCGTTGTTCGCTAGGGCCAGCAAGCAGGTTTGAGACGTTCTCCACGATTGCGAAGCGCGGTCGTATGTCGCCAATAAGTCTACAGAGTTCATCCCAGAGTCCTGATCTTTCTGCTTCGATGCCGCCCTGTTTCCCCGCAACGGAGATGTCCTGACAGGGGAATCCCCCAGTGATAATGTCGGGAATAATTCCATCGTCTGCGAGTCGCTGGGCATTTAATTCCCTAACGTCCTTATATATGGGAACGTCAGGCCAGTGCTTTTTGAGAACCCTTCTGGGAAATTCCTCGATCTCGCAAAACGCGACAGTCTTAAAACCGCCGGTGCCACTTCGTGAACTACATCGTTCCAAACCCAAACTAAAGCCGCCCACGCCACTGAAAAGATCCAAGGTCTGAAACACACTTAAACCAACCCCCAGACTATCCCCAATTTTCCAGAAGGTGTTTTTCTTCGGATTCCAGTGTCTTCTATCTTTCCCTTGGCTTTTAGCTCCGAGGTTCTAGGCTGAATGTTTGAGTATTCCTCATGTGTCACCATAGAAATTTCCAAGGTTGACATAGGCCCGTAATCTGAAAGGGCGTCTAATACCGTCTGTCGTAAAATTTTACTTTTAGGCTTTATTCCTTCCGCCGCATTAATTGAGGTATCAACTCCACGGTGACCTGGAACGTTGGGGTATCTTTCAAACAAATCCAGATTACTCATTTCGGCTCTCCATCCAGGAAGTCGAGAGGCGTTACATAACCGCGTGACCACTCCATGATCTGGCGCATGGCCTTTGGACGAGGAGTTCTCCGTCCCATCGCCCAATGGCGCATGGTCTGGTCTATTACACCGAAATCCCGCGCAGCTTCGGCCACGGTCATTTCGTTTTTCTCTATGTATTTGGAAAGTTGCATACTAACTTCATAAACCAGAAGCTAGTAGTATGTCAACCTATATGGTGTATTATTTCTATTCTGGTTGGTATGACGCCATCACCACAGCGATTATTTGAGTATCGTCTTCGCCGTCATCATTTTGAGTGAATCTTATAGATGAGTGTGCGGGATTGTTTGAATCAGGCTTCAGCCATCCCTTGCCGTCCTCGTCTATGATCAATTCCTTACAGGTCGCCTCGATCAATCCCAGTTCTGAGCGCCTTTGGACTATGACACGTTTACCAACCGGGAGACGGTCGTTTACTGGATCGTAGCGGCTGCATATTAATAGAGATTTATCTGAGTAACGGAGGTTCATACTGTCGCCCCTGATCTCCAGGGCAAAGACTTCAAGGTCTCTGAATCTCCCATCAGGCGGCACATTCACGGTGTATTGCTCGTCTTCTGGGAGTTCTACCGCCTCGCGCCAATCGCCAGCCTGGACGAATCCGACGCACTTAACCGAGGTCAAGCTGCCTTTCGTAATTTCAACGTCCTCGAAAAGAAGCTCGACGGCCAAACAGTTAAGATGAAGTGCGAGCCTCTCAGCCCACTCAACATTTAATTTTCGAACCCCCAATTCTAGTCGTCCGACTTGTTGTCCAGACGTGCCAGCGAGTTCAGCGAGTTTCACCTGAGACAACCCCGCTTTTTTTCGGAAATGGGCAATTTTATTCACAACATTCTAAGTTTAGACCAAATTGTTTTATTTGGCCACACCATAGATATACGCCAATTTGGTTGACATAAACTTATTTAGTCTATATATTACATCTAATATGGTGGAAAGGAGAACCAAAATGCTTGATTTAACAATACCTACCAGACGAGACCCCGGCCTGACCCACGGCGCGAGGGATGATCTCATTGAGGCTCAGGGCGACCTCGAAAAAGCCCTACCCATTCTTGATAGATTGAAAAGTTTACTCCGCAACGCTGAATTTCACGGTGCGGATGTTGAGTGGGAAAACGAATGTCAGGAAATCCTTAGGTCGATCAATAGCGCCATAGAAGAAATCAACGACAAAGTGGGAGAAGAATAATGCAGATGGAATCCGATAAGATTAATGACGTTTTGAAAGCCAAGATTGCTGCCCGTTCCAGTTTCAAGAAGCTGGAAAAAAGCGGGGTTAATCCGCACTTTAAAAGTAAATACTCCACTCTTGATGATATTTGGAACGCCTGTGGGAATGCTCTAGCGGAAAACGGCTTAGACGTTACCCACCAAATTTCAAACAATGGAAACGGCACAGAAATCGTTGCCACGCTTTTCCATGAGAGCGGCCAGTATCTACGGTCTGCTATCCCTCTTCCAGTTGGGACTCCCCAGCAAACGGGTTCGGCAATTACTTATATGCGACGTTACACAATTCAAAGCATTCTTGGATTAGAGGGGGATTCCTTTTCGGACGACGACGGGAATGCCGCCGAAGAAATTATTAAAAAGATAAACGCCAACCAGAAAAAACAGATCCTTAAATTAATTGAGGACACCGATTCCGACACTAAAGTTTTTTGTGAATACCACAAAATCTCCTCCGTTGCGGATATGCCAGCTTCAAAATTTGAGGATTGCAAAACGTCTTTGGAGAGAAAAGCCAATGGATAATGTTGAACAACGATCAGACGAATGGTTCGCAGTTCGTTGCGGCAAGGTCACAGCCTCCCGCGTCTCCGACGTTATTGCTAAAACAAAATCAGGCTGGGGCGCGAGCCGCGCAAATTACATGGCGCAACTAATAGCTGAAAGACTGACGGGCGAGGTCGCAGACAGTTATTCAAACTCAGCCATGCAGTGGGGAACAGACCACGAAGACGAAGCCCGTATGGCTTATGAATTTTACCAAAATGCGAAAGTTCAGAAAATAGGATTCGTCCAGCACAACGACTTGGAAAGCGGGGCAAGCCCTGACGGTCTGGTCGAAGACGACGGCTTAACAGAGATCAAATGCCCAAACACTGCGACGCACATACAGACACTATTAGATCAGAAAATCCCACGGAAATATGAAACTCAAATGCTCTGGCAACTTGAGTGTACTGACAGGAAATGGTGCGACTTCGTCAGCTTCGATCCGCGTATGCCTGAAGATTTAAAGTTATTCGTCAAGCGGTTCGAGAGGGACGATGAACGGCTTGATGAAATTCGGGGGATGGTTGCTGATTTTATCGGAGAACTTGAAGACAAATTAATCGCGTTAGAAAAACTGGAGAAATAAAAATGACTTACGAACCTAAACCCGGCGACGGATCGCTTTTCAAAAACCAATACAAAAACGCCGAAAATCACCCCGACGCTACCGGGTACATTATCGCGCACAGGGATATTAAAG